CTACGCGGCGTCCCGCCGGCGTTCCAGTGAATGAAAGACCGGCCGCAGAATCGCGACCGTCGTATGAACCAGCGTCCGCCCTTGCTTCTGGCCGACGTCGCGACGGAGCTGCCTGGCTTCATCCGCGGTCGACTCAAACGCCAGCCGGCGGGCATCGTCGGCGGCGAGACTGACGACGTGCCGATCGGTGAGGCCCTGGCAAGCGACTGTGGCGGCGTCGATCGCCGTGTCGAGTCGTTCATCGTGAGACGGTCGGACAAAGCCGAGTCGGCATGCACGGCAGCCGTCCAACGTTCCGTGACAATCCGGACAGTCTTCGCTGAACATTACGCGGCCTCCCGATCCGGACGCGCCACGAACCGGCCGCCGTCGCCACGGGCCGGCAACCGACCAGGCCGCGGCGTCACACGGAAGGCCCCTTGCAGAAACGAGCTCCGGTCCGGTGTCGACGACACTTCCCCGCCGTCGTCGTCCAGAAACGGGGCCGAATACTGGAATCGATCCTTGAGCTCGCGGAGCGTCCGGTAGAAGGTCCGGACGACGTGCCCTTTCCGGTGACCGAACGCCAGCGCGATCATGTTGAAGTGCCAGCCGCAGTAAACGTGGAGCTGGACGATCGCCAGCCGCTTCCACCGCTTTTGACTGCCGCGACACCATTCCCGCTCGAGCGTCTCCCAGAGCTGGGGACCACGGGGGAGGACGACCTTTTGGTCGTGCAGCGAAACGACGCTCATCCTTGAGCCTTCCGATTGAGAGAAACGGCGGGCGCCGTCGGGCCCATCCTGAGCCGACCGGCCGCCGGAAGAAACGCGGTCAGGATTTCGGCGGATTTGCGGCTTCATATTCGCGAACGAGCGAATCGAAACCGGCCGCCATGATCGCTTCAGCGACGTCGCTCATCGCCTTCTTTTGTTGGGCGGCCTTCCACCGAAGCGCAACCCAACGGCGTTTAGTGACGGAGACCCGAACACGTTTCGGCCGGAGCTCTGACCCTGTTGAAACCATGACCCACCTGAAAGCAAACACGATGCCGACTGACGCAGGCCGGAAGTGATCCGCTCTTGACGGAACCCAACTGGCCCACCCACAACGATTTTTCTTGGAGACCGTGCGGGGAAGGCAGGATGCTTTGTCGGGGCGAACGGATTCGCCACCGCTGGTTTTCAACGCCCTTCTTCTACGCCGGTCCGAGCCAAGGCATCAAGCCGAATGCTCTTTGAACCTGGCGACATCGCAGCTTGTTACGGCACGGATGCCACATCGCGCGTGATTTCGCTCGCGACGTGTTCCGTCTTTCCGCCGTTGTTTGTCGGGCCGTCTCACGTCGCCCTGATAGTCCGGGACAAGGCCGTGCATTCCCGCGAGCTCGGAAAGCCCTTCTGGTTTGAGTCGACGACGCTCTGCCGGCACGCGTGCCTGCACGCGAAAGCCCTGGTCAACGGCCCGCAGATCCACCACCCCGAGAACCGGATCAACGATTACGTCGCCGCCGGCGGACGCGTTGACCTGTACCGGCTTTCGAATCTCGACGCCCTCGAGCCATTCGAACAAATCCACATGGCCCGCATCGTCGAGAAAATCCTTCACGAGATCCCGAGTTACGACATGGCCGGCGCCATCCTGTCCGGGACGCGTTGCTTCCACTGGTCGAAGCTCTTCCCGTCGGCCGACTTCGAGTCGCTGTTCTGCAGTGAGCTCGTCGCCAAGGTGTTGCAGAAGCTCGGATTGATGAATCAAGGCAACCCGACGCGGCTGAACCCGGCCCGCATGATGCGGCGGCTTCTCCGCTCCGGCGTCTACCGCTTCCACCGCTCCTTCGATCAACACCCCCCCCGCGTGTCCGCGTGAACCGAATCGTCCTGCTACTCGTCGCCCTGGCGTCGACGGCCGCGATCGCCGCGGACCGCAAACCCGTTCTGACCATCTACGGCGACGCCAACATTCGGAATTGCCGGGCGTTCGACCAGGCGTGGAAGACGCAGCCCGATTTCCGGGCCGCCCTGCAGGCGAAATACGACATCCGTTTCCCGCAGACTGCCGGCCCGATCGGCTACCGCTGCTATCCGACGTTCGTCGTCGAAGGCACGGAACCGCTCTGCGGCTTCCGCGGCCCCGACGTCCTGTTGTGGGAGCTCGGCCTTCAGCCGCCGGCAACGCCGCGTCCGAACGCGACCGTGGCCACTGGCGAGCTGAACGAAATCAAAGCGGCCATCAACTCGGCCGTTGCCCAGAACGAACACACCCGTGGCGAGCTCGCCCAGGTCAAAGAGCGAACGAACAGCACGGCCGCGGAGCTCGATGCCCTGCGGATCGAGTCGACCGCCTTTCGCGATCGCACGGAAACAGGCTGGCAGCGTGTCGACGAGCTCCGTCAGACGCTCGATCGAGAGACGAGGTCGAACGCGACCCTCGATCGACGAATCGAGGCGATCGAGCTGAGGCCCTCGCCGCCGCCGAACGCGACCGGGCCCTCTCCTGCAGAGCCGCCGGCGAAAGCGTCCGTCGACGCGAAGCCCGGACGCGGTGAGAAGCTCTTCAAACTCTTCGGCTACGCCCTGACGTTCGGTCAGGCGATCGGAGTCGTCGCCACCGGATCGACCGGCGTCGGCGCTCTGGCCGTGCTGCTGCCCCTTGCCATTCGTGGAATCTCGCGTCGTCGTGCGGCCAAGAGCTCGGCCACACCCCGCACCCCTGTCCCTGGCACCGAGCCCGGGCCGCCGGCGACGCGAGTCATTCCAGAAACCCGATACACGCCGATCGTGACCGACCGCTTTGCGGAATCGTATGCGTGGACGCGTTCAGAATTCGGGAAGCGTTATCCCGGTTCGATCGATGTGTTGGAAACGTTCGACGGAATGCTCCGTCAACACGAAGCCTCCAAACCCCAGCGTTAAGGACTCCTGATGTCGACCGCCGCCCCCACCTTCAAGAACGATTCTCTCTACTGGTACAACGTCCCGGGCTGGGAGAAGTTCGGTTTGGCCGTCCCCAATTGGGGCGAATCCTTCCAGTCGCAGAACGACGCGATTCGCAAGATCGTTCGGCAGATCGGCCGTAACCTCCAACACCTGATGTTCAGCGTCGACGCCAAGCTGCGGACGCCGCCGACGATCAACACGCTGATGCGGGTTCACAAGCTCTGCATCCGTGCCCGTTCAATTCTCGGCTCGCGTGGCGTGGACGCCGCGACGCCGAACATGGAGTCGCGGCATTCGATGCCGGCTCCGGAAGAACACCTCGTTTATCCGGTCCCCTACTTCACCGTCGAAAACGAGTACCTGAAGGAGTATTGCTACCTCGCGCTCACCGCCATGACGGAAGCGCTGCAGCACTCGGAGAATGCTCGTCCGCTCGAAATCTCGAACGACTTCGCCGGCCTCGTGGGGCAATACTTCCACCGCATGTATCGCAACATGGCGGTCGAACTGTTCGCAATTCCGATCGAGCGGGCCCGCGCTCTCGACTTCACGCTCTCCGACGAGGAGCTCGCGTCCTACAACCCGTCGAAGTTCTTCACGTCGACGGAAATGCTCGACACGGTTCCGAACCTCGACAACTGGCCGACGGAGATTGATCTCCGGCCGCTGACGAACGGGATTCCGATTTCGCAGCTTCCGGTTCTCGGTCGCTGGCCGAGCGGACCGCGGGTGACCGCGACCGGAGCGGCAGCTTCGACGCCGGTGACCGGATCGTTTGCACCCCCGCCGACGGCCTAATTGCGCACCGCAACGGGTTTAAGTGAACGGGCCGCACGGCGGCGAGTCTGATTGAAAGATCGTCTCGCCGCCGTGTTTTCGAATGCAATCGTTACACGGAGCGGGCAGGCCCTTTCCGGACGGATGGAACCGATGGCGACCAACACGAAGCCGGCACCACGAAAGACCGCGAAGCGCGTCACCACCGCGCAGCCGGATCTCTTCGCGAGCGCGCCGACGACGACACAACAGCTTCTGGAAGGGGCCGGCGTCGCCGCCGCAGACAATGCCCCGCCAAACCATTTCGGCGTCGCGCCGAAGATCCTGAACGAAGGCGATCTCGAAATTGCCGTGCGACTGATCGCCTGGCTGCGATCTCGCGAGTCGACGATCAACGAACGCACCAAACAGGCGAAGGCGCTGATCGATGCGACCGCCGCAAAGGACTTCGAGCTCAAGGTCGACGACCAGACGACCACGATCCCGGAATACATCACGAAACTTTGGAAGGCCTGTCTCGATTACAGCAGCGCCAATCGCGAGCGGATCTTCGGAGAAGCCAAGACCCGGACGCTGCCCCACGGAACGCTCAAGTTTGCGTTCAAGCCGGAGAGCGTCGCCTTCGACGGCAAGGAAGCCGAACTCGTCGACCGCCTGATCGGAGAGCTGAAGCTGCGATCCGCGATCGCCGAGCTGCAGGCGAAGTTTGACAAAACCGGCTTCCTGCGGATGAAGGTCGAACTCGACCGCGACGGCATCAAAGCCGGCGTGAAGGCCGGCACTCTGAAGTTGTCCGCCCTCGAAAAACGCGGGATCCGCCTGGACCGCGACGAAGACTTCAAGGTCACCACGTAATGCTCGCGACTGTCGAATCGGCTTTGACCCTCAGCCCCGGCACGATCGCCGCCATCGTGTTCGGCGTCGCCGGCGTGCTGCTCACCGTCGTGGGCAGCCTGGTCAAAGTCGCGTTCGACGTCGGGAAGATTCGCGGAATGCTCCAGACCCGTCTCGAGACCGTCGAGCAGAAGGCCGCCACGACGGAGCGCGAAGTTAAGAAACACGCCGGCAGGTTGTCGGCGATCGAGGCCATTCTCCCTTTGCACGGATGCACCTGATGAAGTCCCGGAACCCCTTCACGTTCGCCCTGTTGATGTGTGGCTCGCTGGCCCTGGCTGCGCTGGCCGTTCAGGCCGCCCCGCCCGACCCCGTCCACTCGGCGCCGCCTGAGCCTGGCCTCGCCCTCCGCGTCGTCGTTTCCGAAGTCTATGACGGCGACACCGTCACCGTGGCATGGACGTCGACCGCCCGCGTTCGCTTGCTCGATTGTTGGGCCCCGGAAGTCCGCACCAAGGATGCCGACGAGAAGGTCGTCGGCGAGCAGGCCCGCGATTTCCTGGCGGACCTGGCCGCCGGCAAGAGCGGCGTTCTCTTCGTGCCGACAGGGTCCGCAAGACGCTTTGACGACGTCCTCACGATGGGACGCGTTCTCGGTCATATCTGGCTCGACGGCGATCCGGTTTCGCTTTCGGAACACATGAGAGCCGCCGGACTCGCGACCAAGGAGAAGGAACCGTGGCGAAACGTGCCTCAGCGAAGCAAGGAAAGCCCGCCGGCGAGCGAAAGGCCAAAACCCGGCCCCGCAAAGCCGACGCTGCACAAGCCGCATCCGAAGGCCTGAAAGGGCCCTGTCCGCTCGACACCGACGGCGACGGGAATTGTCCTCGTCATCCGAACGGCTGCCCCCCAAACGACCCACCGCCTCCTTTCCCAACCGCGTTCGATCCAATCTTCGGACTCCCATGAACCAGACTGTCGCATCCTGCCGGACGTCCTACGTCCAGAAAGTCACCATCGCCCGGGACGCTGAACGGGCGACGACGCTCGGTTTCGAGCATGAAGCCGGCCTGATGGTGTTCGTGCCTGTCGGCGTGACGCTTGGGCCCGTCGTCATCCTGGCCGCGCCCACGAAAGCGGGCCCGTTCCTTCCGATCGTGGGAGCTGGTTTCGACGTCGCGGGCGGACAGGCCGTCCCGATCACGGCCGCTTTCGCGGCTCCGTTCGTGAAGTTCGTCGCGGACATCGACGAGCCCGTCGAGCTCGACGTCTCGCTGACGTCGTGATCGATCCCCCCGGCTACCTGAACGACGACGGCCGCGAATTGTGGCCGCTCGTTTTGGCCGACCTGCAGCTCCGCGGCCGGCTCGACGCTCCCAATACGCGCCGGGCCGGCCGCTACTGCCAGCTTCTTTCGCAATGGCTGCGCGTGACGCGGTTCCTGAACCATGAAGGCCAAGTCACCGAAGTCCGCGACTCGAAAGGCGAAGTCAAAGGGACGTCGCTCGCCCCCGAGTTCACCGCCCAAGACCGCCTCGAAACCCAAATCTCGCGGCTCGAAAAAGAGTTCGGCCTCACCGGCCCGAACGAAAAAGCCCGCAAAAACAGCCCGGGCCCGGCCGCGGAAGAAAGCGACCCGCTCGCCACTCTTCGAAACCGCCTGGCTCAACTCGCTACCGGCCAGCCCGGCCGAAATTGAGAAGCTCCACAGTCTGGCCGCACGCTGCGCGCCGCTCCCGGAAGGCCTGATCGACCTCGTCAGCGTTGCCGACGCGTCTCCCGACGAGCTGGAGGCCCTGATCGCCGTTCTGGAGCGCACTTCCCCGCCGGCGGCCGCAGCCGCTCCACAACGCGACCCGGCCGACGGATCGGCCTACGAACGCCACAAAGAGCGGACCGCCGCCCGCCAGCGCGAGAAGTCCGCCGCCGGCCGCGACATTGGGCCCATCCCGCCCGTCGTGGATCCGGCCCGCAAAGAAGCCTGTCGGCTCGACCTGAAGCTCTATCTCGAGACCTACCATCGCGAGATTTTCGAGCTCGAATGGTCCCCCGATCACGAGCGGATCATCAAGAAGATCCAGACCGCCGTTTTGATCGGCGGCCTGCAGGCAATCGCGATGCCCCGTGGATCGGGCAAGAGCGCGATTCTGAGCCGGGCCGTGCTATGGGCCGTTCTCTACGGACACCACAAATTCGCCGTCCTGGTCTGCGCGAATCAGACCAAGGCCGGTGAGGCCCTGGAGGAGCTTGAGCTCGAGCTCGAAACGAACGAGCAGCTCGCCGGCGACTTCCCGGAAATCTGCTACCCGATCCAGTGCCTCGAGCGCATCGTCAGCCGGCAACGTGGCCAGACGTGCGACGGTCGATCGACCTATCTGACTTGGACGGGATCGCGGCGCGTGTTGCCGACGATCGAAGGCTCGGCCGCGTCCGGGGCCGTGTTGCTCGTCGCCGGTATTCACGAGGCCATCCGCGGAGCCAAGTTCTTTCACCCGCAGTCGCGAAGGATCGTGCGGCCGTCGCTGGCGCTGATCGACGACCCGCAGACCGACGAATCGGCCAAATCAGACGACCAGTGCGAGTCGCTCGAGAAGATTATCACCGCCGGCATTCTCGGCATGGCCGGGCCCGACAAGTCATTCGCCGCGCTGGGGGCGTTCACCGTCATCGAGCCCGGCGACGTCGCCGACAGGATCCTCAATCGCGAGGAACACCCGGAATGGAGGGGCGAGCGGATCAAGCTGCTCGAGTCGTTTCCGAAACGCATGGACCTGTGGGCCGAATACTACGAGATCTTCCGCCGCTGCCTGGCAGCGACCGACGACGGAGAAGACAGCAACGACGCCGCCAAGATCTTCGCGCCGGCGACCCGCTTCTATGCCCAACGCCGGGAGGAAATGGACGAAGGGGCCAAGGTGTCGTGGGAGTCGCGAAAGCTCCCGCATCACCTATCCGCGCTCCAAAACGCGATGCACCTGTTTTTCCGGAACGAGCTCGCGTTCTGGAGCGAATACCAGAACGACCCACGGACCGACGTCGACGACGAGGAAGACTTCCTCGAGGCGCAGGAAATCGCGGCCAAGCTGTCCGGTTACGAGCGACTCGTCGTCCCCAAGGGCTGCGAGTTCCTCACGGCGTTCATCGACTGCCATAAGCGGATTCTGTTCTGGAAAATCTACGCCTGGCGTCCGAACTTCGACGGCTTCTGCATCGACTACGGCACCTATCCGGCCCAGAAACACCCGCGTTTCACGTCGCGACGTGCGAGTCCCACGCTCCAAAGCGTCCTGGCGGCGGAGGGCAAGAACGTCGGAGCCGAAGCGGCCCTCTTCGCCGGCCTGGAACGCACCGCCGCCAGTCTGTTCAAGCCCTACAAGCGCGAGGACGGCGCCGAGCTCCATCTAAACGTCCTGGGAATCGACGGCGGATGGAACACAGTGACCGTTGAAGAGTATTGCCGAACGTCGAAGTTCGCGGGTCGCGTCCTGCCGACGATCGGTATGAAACGCGGCCCCAACCAGATGCCGGTGAATCTGTTCCGGAAAAAGCCCCACGAGGTGAAAGGCGACTCGTGGATTCTCACCAAACGCGAAGAAAGCCCGGTCCGCCGCCTCAAGTTCGACACCTATATCTGGAAAACCTTCTTCCACCGCCGGCTTGCGACTGCGAAGGGAGACCCCGGATCGCTGTCATTTTTCGGCCGCGGCCGCACGCGCCATGAATTTTTGGCGCGGCATCTGACCAGCGAATTCCGGAAGAAGGTCAAAGGCGATTACGAAGTCGACGTGTGGGAGAACCGGCCTGGCGAGACCGAAAACCACTGGTTCGACTGCGGCGTCGGAAACGCGATGCTCGCTTCGACATGCGGCGCAAACCTGTTGCCGCGGCCGATGGCTCCCAAACCAAAGAAACCGGTCAAAAGGGAACCCCTCTACGGATAGGTAGAGGAAACCCAAGATGGCCGGACGCCAGAGCGACATCGACGAACTTCGACAGATCGAGGCCATCCTCTCGATCGGCGCCACGTCCGTGTCGATCGACGGCCGCACGCTCAACTATGACCTGGCTGCGCTCCGGCTTCGCCGGCGCGAGCTCCAGAGTCGCATTGAAGGCCAGACACACCGCGTCGTCCGCACTCTCGACCTGTCGAGGGCGTTCTAGTGTCCGGGCAGTGGATGACGACGGCGGACCCGTTGCCGACGCGCATGGGTTACGACGCCATCGCGAAAACGACGCGGCGAGCGCTCCCGAAAGTCGACCTCCGCGGCGAGGACGAAGTTCTCCGGCAGGAATACCGCGAGAAGCTCGTCTCGACGGCCCGGGACGCGCGCCGAAACCACGGCGTCGCCGCCTGGATGATCCGGAAGCATCTGGATTTCGTTTCCGACTTCAGCTTTCAGGCCCACACGGGGAACGACAAGCTCGACGAGCAGATCGAGAAGCTCGTCGCTCGCCGCTGCCTGCGCCAGAACTGCCATACGGCCTCGCGTCATCCGATGCGACGGCTCGTCCGGATCGCTGAGGCCTGCCGGACCGTCGACGGCGACGGCGTCTGGGAAAAGGTCAAAGGCGGCAAACTCAATTTCATTCGCGGTGACCGGATCCGGAATCCGCTCGGAGTGCGCTACGACGAGGGCTGGCGGAACGGCGTGAAGGTGAACGAGGCCGGTGAGGCGCTCGGTTTCGCCATCCACAAACGGACCATCTACGGCCGCTACGTCTACGAAAAGTTCCTGCCGGCCGAAAACGCCGTCCATCACGCCTATTGGGACGACAGCGACCAGATTCGCGGCGTCTCGCCCCTCTCGACCGCGCTCAACAACCTCCGCGACGTCTACGAAGGGACCGACTACGCCCTGGCGAAGATGAAGATCGATCAGCTGATGGGGCTGAAGATCACGAAGGGCAACCAGGGCGACGGCTCGCAGCCGTCGCCGTTCGCCGGCAACCGCCATTTCGACGAAGCAGAGATCGGCGGGGAGAACCCGGAAGAGACCACCGGCGAAGACGTCGGCAACGGAAGCCCGCCCGAAGACCTTCGCCGCTACGGGATGGTCGACTACGGCAAAGGGATCTTCCAGATGGAGCTGGATCCCGGCGACGACGCCGAGCTGATGGCCGGCACGTCGCCGTCGCCGCAGTTCCAACAGTTCACCGACACGACGATTGGCATGGCCCTGAAAGCCTTGGACCTGCCCTACTCGTTCTGGCGCGAAGACTACACGAATTTCTTCGGATCCCGCGGGGCCCTGCAGCTCTATCTCCGTTCGGCCGTCCACAAACAGCGCGACAACCAAGAGAACCTGGCTGAGCTCACCCAATGGTGGCTCGTGCAGGACATCCTAGACGGCGAGCTCGAGCTTCCGGGCTCGATGACCGTCGCCGACGTCGTGTTCGAGTGGATCCCCCGCGGAATCCCCTGGTGGGACCGTGCGAAGGAGATCACGGGCGACCTGAAGGCCATTACCGCCGGCCTCGACAACCCGCTCGACATTTGCCGGGACCATGGCTCCGGCGACTTCTTCGAGAACATCGACAAGACCGCGGAAGCGGTGAAGTACGCACAAGAAAAACTCGGCCCGCTTGGAATGCAGCTCAACTTCGAGCCCGTTCCGCAGCTCGCCCCCGCACCGACCGACGACGACGATGACAAAAAACAAAAGCGCTAAATCGCCGAAGGAAGTTCCGGCGACCGCCCTCCGCATGTCCGTCGGCTCCTGCAAATTTGCGGCGGCCGAAGGCGACTCCGGCAAGATCCCCTTTTCGATGCTGGCCCGCTCCGCGGAGCCGGTCATCAACTGGTATTTCGGACCGATCTACCACGACTTCGCCGGGATGAAGCACCGCGATTCGATCGCGACCGACTATTGCCACTACGACACGGAGATCCTCGGTTTTTGCGACCAGTTCACCGTGGACGAAATCGGCCTGCACCTGGCCGGGGCGATCGTGCCGTTTGCCGAAGGCGACCGGGCGTCGGAAGTTGCCCACAAACAGAAGGCCGGCGTCCCCTACGAAGCGTCGATCGACTTCACCGGCGACGACATCGTGATTGAGGAAGTCCGCGAAGGGTACACCGCCGAAGTCAACGGCCGTCACGTTCAGGGACCGTGCGCGATCATCCGGGAATGGTCACTTCGGGGGGTCGCAATCTGCCCTCACGGCATGGATTCGCGCACCGAGACCCAGTTCTCACAGAGGGACAAAAAAACCGTCGTCCAACTCTTCTCTCAATCGAACTCGAAAATGGCCAAGACCTCCATCACCGGCAAGAAGCCTGCCGCGAAGCTCTCCAACAAGGCCCCGAAGCCGGCCCCCGCCACGAAGATGGCTGAGGACGACGAAGAGGAGGAGAAGCCGGACACCGAGCAGGACGACGAGGCCGAGGACGACAAGCCGGCCGAAGACAGCTCCGAGGACGAAAAGGATCCGGACACCGAGCAGGACGACGAGGCCGACGACGACGAGAAGGAAAAACCCGAGCAGAAGCAATCGGCCGGCAAATCCAAGTTCGGGAAGGAACTCGCGAAGTTCACCAAGCAGTTCGGCGTGGAGAACGGGACGAAGTGGTTCCTCGACGGGAAGACGATCGACCAGGCGATGAGCCTGCACAACAAGAACCTCGAGCGCCAGCTCGCCGCCAAGGATGCCGAGCTCGAGAAGCTCAATAAGCGGCTGAAGCAGGCCAAGACCGGCGAGGAAGTTTCCTCGACGTTCAGCGAGGACACAAAGGACGCACCGGCCGCCGAAGGCAACGCCGGCGACGCCTCAAAGTTCGCCCACATGGGCGCGAACATGAGCAAGTTCGCCGCGAGCCTGAAGCTGCCGACCCGCAAGTAAGACCCCAACCGGCCCGACAAACCCGAACGACCTGGCACGCGGAGCGTGCCGCCCAACTCCGGAACGGAATCCCCACAATGCCGCGTATTCTCACCGCCCTGAAGGTCAACCCCCGCGACGGCTTCAAGTCCCGTTGGGCGGCCGACCGTGTGACCCTCCTCGACGTGGCGATCGCCAACGGCACGGAGGGGCTGGCCGAGCTGATCGACGAAACCGTCGGCAGCTTCCCGGAAATCGGGCTGATCCCGGCCCGGACGATCAAGGGGACGAGCTTCGAAACGCTCTTCCGCCTCGAGAATCCGACCGTCGGCTTCCGCCACATGAACCAGGGCGTCGAAGCCAAAAAGAGCCGCTATGAAAAGCGGCGTTACAACTGCCATTTCCTCGACGCCCGCTGGGAATGCGATACAGCACTCGGCGCGCATCTCGATGACGGCCCCGAGGCCTATATCGCGATGGAAGCCGAAGCGACTCTCACGGCCGCCTGGCAGCACCTCGCCCGTCAGACCTATTACGGCGTCTCCAACGACGCGAAGGGCTTCCCCGGCTTCCAGGCCGTCGTCGACCCGACGATGGTTGTCGACGCGACCGGCACGACTCCCAACACCGGATCGTCCGTGTGGGCCGTCCGCTTCGGTAACTCCGACGTGCAATACCTGTGGGGCGGCGACGGCGGCCTCGACCTGTCCCAGGTCGACATCCGCGACGTCCGCGACCCGGCCGACGCGACGAAGGTTCTGGAAGCCTACGTTCAGACGCTCAAGGGACACGTCGGTCTGCGGATCGGCAACGCCTACGGCCTGGCTCGGATCAAGAACCTGACCGCCGAGACGAACAAGGGACTCGACGACAACAAAGTCGCTGCGCTTCTGAACAAGTTCAAAGCGCAGCAGGTTCCCGACGTCCTGCTGATGACTCGCCGTTCACGCGAGCAGCTCCGGCTCAGCCGGGTGACCACCCTGATCCCGATGCCTCCGATTCCGACCGACTCGCACGGCATTCCGATTCAGATCACCGACGCCCTGACCGACGTCGAAGCGATCGCGTAATCGTTTCCGCCGCATCCAACAGCCCGTCCACGCCTCGCGCGTGTGCGGGCTTGCGGCAGTACCAGAGAGCCCACATTTGCCGCGTCGTGATTCGCCGCGGGACACGAGACCACCGGAGTTTTCCCGACTATGTCGCAAGCATTCCAGCGCCAGGACGCGTCGCTCAACATTTCGAAGACGCTGCCCGCTTCGGCCACCGTCGCTTACAGCACGCCGATCGATCTGCGGCACGGACTCCGCGGTCAGCCGCTCCACGAAGTCGAGCTCGAGGTTGGCGCTCCCGCGCTCAGCGTCAGCCAGCTCGCGAACGCGTCGACCATGACCTACAAGCTCCAGCACGCCGTCGACCTGGCGTTCACGAGCCCGATCGACCTCGACCTGCAGGTGATCATCCAGACCGGCGCCGGCGGCGTCGGAGCCGCGGCCGCGACCAAGCGCGTCCGTCTGCCGTCTGACACGCTTCGTTATGTCCGGCTCGCCGCGACCAATTCCGCCGCGGCCGATGCTTCGGGCGCGTCGATGACGCTCACCCCGAAGTTCTAAGCGTCTCCATCGCCGCCGGCCGGCGGCACGCGGCTCATACCCGGACGGCCGCCGGCCGGAGTTTGCTTTATGGATCCTTTTGCAGCCGCTCTCCGTGCGATCAACGCCATCGCCGGCGAGACCATCGAGCTTCGCCGCGGGAACGAAACGATTTCGGTCCCGGCCACGGTCGGCGGGACAATGTTCCGCATCGACACCGATGAACGGACGAACGTCGTCGTGTTCAGCGTCGATTTTCTGATTCCCGCCAACGTCTACCGCTTTGGCGGCGCGCTCGTGTTGCCTGAAGAACGCGACCTGGCGACCCGCCGCGTCGCCGGCCGCCGCGAAACCTACGAGCTCCTCAAGTTCGGCGACGAACCGTGCTGGCGATGGGCTGACCCGGCTCACACCGAATTCCGCTGTCACACCAAACTCGTCGTCGTCGCGTGAACCAATGGCCCGCGAATCGATCGATCTGCAAAACCGCGTCGCGGCCGACCTGACGACCAGGGCGTCGAGCTTTTCAATCACCGGCTGGACCGCCGCCGCTCAATTCGCACCGACGTTCGAGCTCAAGGAGCTCGCGACGCTGCGCGTCATCGTCTGCCCCGCGACCAGGGCGTCGGAAGTCACCAGCCGCACGCTCCGGAGCCGCGAGCTCGGCGTCTGGGTCGGCATCATCACACGCCTGTCGATCGGTCAGACCCCAGAGGGCGATTTCACGCAAACCGCGGCGCTGATCGACTTCGCTGAAGAGGTTCACGACCTGTTTGTGCCGCGGACGGGCGGCTTCTACCGCCTGGATGCCTACCGGGCGACCGGCGTCACGGCGAATCCGCTCTATGACCCCGACAAGCTCCGGGCGAACCGGGAATTCCGGGCCGCGATGCTCGTCACGTTCGGAATCGACCAGCAATGACGATGAGCCCGAAGCTCCGGGCCGCCGTCTATCCCTTCTTCGACTCCGAAGCGGTCATCAAACGCGTCAAGAAGGGAAAGCGGATCGCGATGCTGCGGTCCGGCGGCTACACGGTCAAGGTCGCAAAGAACTCATTCCGCGCCCGCAACTCCGGGCGGAAGCGTCTCGAATACAACGAGATGACGGCCTCGCAGAAGAAGCGTTGGAAAATCGGCGTATGGCTCGCCGGCAAGCTCGGAGAGAAGCCGCCGAAGCGTCCTTTCGGACCCGCGAAAAGCGAACCGGGCAGGCCGCCCAGGTCCAAAAAGGGCACTCTGAAAAAACATATCTACTTCGGCTACGACGCGACCAACGAGGACGTCGTTTCGGGCTCGGTGATCTTCGCCGGCAACTCCACTGCGCACCTTCTTGAGCATGGTGGAAGGCACAAGTTTCCCGACGAGGACGGAAAGCCCGTCCCCATGAACTACGCCGGGAACCCGTTCATGGTCCCCGCCATGAAAGTGGCCGCCCCCAAGTTCCCCGATTTCTTTCGCGACAGCGTGAGGCCATAAGTGCAGTACGGCATCGAGTGCAAAATCCACCGGAACACCGGTTCCTACGGGTCCCCGACCTACGCCGTCGACGGGATCATGGGCGACGCGAAACTCAACCTGACCTACGGGGAAGGTGAATCCACCACACGGGCCGGCGGCGGTTTCAAAACCTACGAGCCGACCTTGCTCGATGCGTCGCTCGAATTCGACATCAAGTGCGACCAGGCCGCCCCGGCGTTCATCGCCTACGAGACGGCGTTCTTCGCGAAGACGCAGATTGACATTGCCGCGCTGAGTGGACCGATTGCGACTCCCGGGAGCCGCGGGCTCCGCGCCCGCTGGAAGCTCTTCTCGTTCTCGCGTGACGAGGCCGCCGACGGGATCGTTTTCTATTCCGTCGTCCTGAAGCCTTCGCAGGACCTGACCAACCCGCCTGCCTGGATCATCACGCCGGCCGAGTAACCACCTGGCCGGGTCGCGTTCCGACGCGGCCGCGGCCGCCGCCCGTTTCACTCTTCAAGCTCCAACCGTTCGAGGCCCCGACTATGCCGCCCGCCATGCTGAACCAGAAGAACCGGCTCGCGTCCATCACGAACCAGAATCCCACCGTCGGACAGGCCGTCGAAAGCATTCGGTCCGCTTGCGACAACCTCAGTCCCGCGGCCGTCGTGTCCTGCACCGTCGCCGCACTGACAACGCTGGCCGACGCCGCCGGCAAGGATCCCCAGGCCGCCGACGCCGTGGCGGCCGTCCGGTCGGTGACCAGTGGCGCAAAGCCCTACACCTTCCGCGACGTGACGGTCGAAGTGCTGTCCGTCCTGAAGGGCGCCGTCGAGCGGCTTCCCAACGTCGACGAGGACGCGGGCCCGGCCGCGTAATTCGGCGACGATCGACGAAGCACTGAAAGGCATGGAGGCCCGACGATGGCGAAGGAATTGAAGCCGACTTTCGACGACGCGAACGGTGTGTCGTGGACGATGAAAGTCACGATCGCGACACAGATTCGCGTTCGCGAAGAGACGACTTACAACCTCCTCGAGCTGGCCGAGCCGGAGTCGGAGCTGCTGAAGCTCTGCGCGTCCAACCAATTCGTAATGTTCCAGATCCTTTGCGCCGTGCTGCGTCCGCAGATCGCGGAACGCTTTGGCGAAGGCGAGCAGGCCGACATCCAGTTCGGTGAGTCGCTCGACGAGCAGTCGTCCCAGGACGCCGTTCTCGCGCTGATGGATGGGCTCTTCCTTTTTTTCGGCGTGCAGAAGCGTGCGCTCCTCAAGGGAGCGCACGACAAGGTCGTATCGGCTCACAACCGCATGACGGCGAAAGCCCTGGCGATGGCAGAGGAGGCACTGAACTCCCCGACGATCGACGCGGAGATCGAAAAGGCATTGGAGACCGCACTGAACGTTCCATCTGGAAGTACGCCGGCATCCTCGGCCGGCTCCCCGGTGAAATCGGCCTCCTGACGTTTTGGGAGCTCGAGCTCCTTGTCGAAGGCCGCTTCGAACACGACTGGGCCCAAACGGCTTCGCTGATGGCCCTGATCGCGAACTGTCATCGCGACCACGAACAGAAGAGGACGCCGTTCCAGCCTCGCGACTTCGCCCCGTTCCTCCCCAAGCCCGAACGAAAGCAACCGACCGAGAAGCTCGGAATCGACGCTCTGCAAGTTTTCCTAGATCCGTCCCTACGCGATGGCCAAGTCCTCAAAATCCATTGAAGCCGGCGGCGCGTTTGTTCGCCTGTTCACGGAAGACGGTCCGCTCCGCAAGGGGCTGAAGTCGGCCGGCGGGATGCTCAAATCGTGGGGGGCTGGTTTCGCGAAAGTCGGCGGCGTCGTGACCGGGCTGGGCGCTTCCGTGGCGACTCCGCTGCTCGCGGCCGTCATGGCCTATTCCGCCGCCGGCAACGAGCTGTCGAAGGCCTCGCAGCGAACCGGCGTTCGCACGGAGGAACTGTCGGCCCTGGCGTATGCCGCCGAACAGACGGGCGGATCGGTTCAAGACCTGACCGGCGCTCTCGGCTCGATGCGCACCAACATCACGGGAGCGATGACCGGCTCTCAAGGGGCGATCGACGCTCTGAGCAAGATCGGACTTTCCGTCCGCCAGCTCCGCGGCCTGTCGCCCGACGAACAGTTCCGAGTCATCGCCGACCAGCTTTCGAAGATCAGCGACCCGGGACTCCGGGCCGCGGCCGCGACCGGCATCTTCGGAGGCAGCGCCGAGAAGCTCCTCCCACTGCTGACCAAAGGCGCGAAAGGGATCCGGGCTTTCGAGGCAGAGGCGAAGGCGCTCGGCGTCACGATGTCGACCGAGGACGCCCAGGCCGCGGAGGAGCTCGCCGGAACGCTTCGCCAGCTCTGGGGAGCTCTGAACGGCATCACCCGCCAAGTCGGCGCCGCCCTGGCCCCGCTCCTGACGTCCGTCGTCGGGAAAGTCGTGATTGTGACGGCCGCGTTTGGGCAGTGGATCGCCCGGAATCGCGAGCTTCTGCTCACTGGCTTCAAAATCGTCGCTGCCGTGATGGCCGTGGGGACCGCCCTGACAGTGCTCGGAGGCTCCGGCATGGCTCTGGCGGCCGTCTTGGCGGGCGTCTCGACAGTTTTAGGGATCATCGGCGGAGCGCTGTCGGCTGTTGGCACGTTTGCGGCCTTCCTGATTTCGCCCTTGGGGCTGATTTTGGCGGCCGTCGTCGGCCTGGCGACCTATAGCGGGCTGGCCGGCGCCGCTCTGGACTGGCTCCGGGAGCGGTTCGGGACGCTCGCGACGGACGCAATGGGGGCTTTCGGAGCGATCGGCAAGGCCCTGTCGGCCGGCGACATCGGTCTGGCCGCCCGGATCCTCTGGGATTTCCTGAAACTGGAGTGGCAACGGGGCGTGACCGGCCTCAGTGCGATCTGGGGAGGCGTGAAGGGCTGGTTTCAATCCGTGTGGGCCGAAGCGGTCTACGGGGCGGCGGCGATTGCCCTCAAAGCATGGTACGGCCTGAAAACCGGATTCATGGAAGTCGTGCGCTTCCTGGCCGACGGCTGGGCGATCTTCTCCAGCGGCATCATCAAAGGATGGCACTCGACGATCGGCTTCATCAAGAAGGCGTGGACGAGGCTGAAGGCGATGTTCTCGAGCGACATCAACGTCGAGGCCGAAGTGAAGCGGATCGACAAAGAGACGGCCGGGAAGAATGCGGCGGCCGACCAGGCCGCCCAGACAGGTATTGCGACCCGCGAGCTCGACGCCGGCCGGAAAAACGAACTCGCGCGGATTGAGCAGGACAAGAAGTCGTCGCTCGCCGCCCTGCAGGATCAGAAATCCGCCGAGTCCGCAGCTCGAGAGAAGGCCAAAGCCGACGACCTGGCGAAGTCCCAGGCGGACCTGGCGAAAGCACAGCAAGACTACACGAAGGCGATCACCGAGGCCGACGCCCTGCCGGCGTCCGCCGCTGGCGGATCGCTGGCCGACCGGCTGAAGGGAGCGGAGTCGCGTTTCAGCGGCATCAACCCGACCGGCCTGGCGTCCAAGATCAGCAGCGCCGGCTCGTTCTCCGCGGCGAGCGTCCGGGGTCTGGGAAGCACCAACTTCGAGCAGCGCATCGCGTCGGCAACGGAAGCCACGGCGAAATGGACTCAGGCGACGGCTGAAAAGCCGGGAGCGAAGGCCGCCTGATGTCTATCACCGTCGAACGAGCCTGGGAAAGCCCCACCTACACCGGCGACGCCGGGCTGGCGATCGATGTCGGCTACCTGATCTTCGGGACCGACGACGACGCGGCCGCATACGCCGCATTGAAGGCGTCGAATACTGAATACGCCGGAGCTCCGGCGTCGGGCTGGCGCCTCAGCGAGCGCCGGGCCCACGACATTCACGTCGGAACGATCACGTTCACGATTCCGGCGAACGACGCCGGCTATGACTTCTCGTTCACGACGTCCGGCGGGACGGCGAAGATCACCCAGGCACGGGCCACGGTGAGCTCTGGCGCTGTGAGTGGAAGCGCGCCAAACGTCGCGGGCGCGATCGGCGTCACGAAAGACGGCGTTGAGGGCTGCGACATCGTCGTCCCGACGTTCTCGTTCAAGATCACCAAAACCTTCTCGACGTCCGTCGTCGACGAGGCCTACATGATCTCGCTGGCGAACCTCACGGGCACGGTGAACTCGGACACATTCAGAAGCTTCGAGCCGGGCGAGGTTCGCTTCGACGGCGTCGACGGCAACCTTGTCAGCCCCGCCAAGATCTCCCTGACCTTTACCTTCTCGGCTTCGCCGAACGCGACCGGCCTCAGCGTCGGTTCGATGACCGGCATCGACAAGAAGGGATGGGAATATCTTTGGATCCTGTACGGCGAGACGACCAGCAACGGCCGGCTCGTGAAAGTCCCGGTCGCTCACTACGTCGATCAGGTTTATCGGTACATCGCGTTTTCCGGTCTGGGGCTGTGAATCATGCCCGTCCGGAAAGTCGCCCCCGGTGACACCTACCAAGTCAGCGCGGAGAGCTTCAACCGCTTCGCCGACGCGGCCAGCTTCACCGAGAACGCCAAGAAGTCGGGAGCCGGCGGCGCGTTCGGTTTCGGGCCGCAACCGACGGTCGTCCGACTCAAGAACACGACTGAAGCCGCAATTCCTCAATGGGGGATCCTGCAGGCGACGACGCCAATCGTTCTTCCGTCCGACAACGAGGAACAATTCCTCGATCAAGTGATGCTGAACGGCATCGCCCCCGCGAGCGATCGGCCGGCCTTCGTCGCGGTCGAGCCCGTTCCTGCCGGCGAGCTCGGCCGGTTCATCGCGCCCGGCGTCATTGTCGCCGTCAAACTGAGTCTGCCCGATTCGAGCGAATACACCCTCGCACGGCCGAGCGACGTCGCCGCATTCGAGGCCGTCGACGAAGCCGACCTGGCCGACAACGATTTCGTTGTCCGCGTCCTCTGGCACGAAGCCGGCCCCGGTGAGAAATGGGCGCTGGTGTTGATGCCCGGGGGTTTTAGGCGTGCCACATCCAACGCCGGCGGGTGTGACCCTTGCGACGAGTTTGCCGGCGAACTGACAGTCGACACGGGCGGCGGCGTAATGGGCTCTACCCACTACAGCTTCGCGCCGTTCTGCGTCGGTTCGGTGACCCTCGTTTTTGCGTGGGTGTCGGCGCTGACGTGGGAGATCCCGGAGAACTCGCTTGTCCTCGTGTGCGTCGGCGACGACGTCACGTTCACGGCGTCGATCGTCGCGACCGGCCGACTTCCCGGTGAAGTGCGGATCACGATTTCGGACGGCACGAATTCGTGGGTCTGGGAAAACGAAACCGTCTGGCAGCCTGGCAGCCCGACGTGGTTCGTCCTCGTCGAAGGCGATCAGGATTGCCCCTGCGCGCCCTGGGAGACGTTCGCCTGCCTGAAGCCGGCTCCCGCTCCTCCTGAAGAGGAGCCATAGCGTGCGAACGCCTACGTGTGGCTGTGGCGGCGTGCTGGTGACGAGCCTGACCGCCGTTCACCCGACGCTGAATCGCTACGTCAGCGAGTGGTATACGTTCGCGCCGCTCTGCGGCGTCGGAGGCGTGTCCCCCGTCATGGAGTGGGACCCCGTTCTCGCGGAATGGAGTTTCAGCCCGGGAACCGGCGGCTCCTACCTGGTCAAACTGCGGATGACCGTCTCGAGCTTCAACGCGGGCGGCGTGACCGTCGAAGCGCTCGACCCGGACACGGACGCCGTTCTCGCAACCTACGTCAGCCGGCATTACTGGAATCCGGCCCGCCGGCTGGCGATGAAGCGAGTCAGCAAGGAAGAGAACGCGGGGATCGTCTGGGAGCCTTACCCGTGCCTCAGCCCGGCGATGTTTCGGGAGCCGGCCGTTCCATGCTGTAGCGGGACGCTCCGAAGCGTCGGGTATCTGATCGAGTTGCCGGCGATGGAGCTCGACGTGTCGAGCATCCCGCCGGGTGGATCCCTCGACCCTGACATTTACCTTTGCGGCTACTTCCCGGTGAATAAACCGCCGGTCACCGAGCCGGGCTTTCCAGCGCGCTACTTTGAGGGGACGCGGCTCGTCGTCGGGACGTGCGGCGGCGCGCTCGCACTGTTCCCCAATGAAGGAATGAGCAGCTGGGCCGGCCGGCCCGCGACCATCGGGTTCGACGTGAAGACGACCGCCGGCACGGGCGGTTTGGTGAACCACATCGAACTGCAGGCGACGTTGAGCCTCGAATACATCGCCGGCAGTAGCGCCAGCGGCGCCAGCTGCTTGACGCTCCGGGCAGGCGCCAACCTCGCGAGCAACAGCGAAGCCGACGCGTGTGCCTGGCTCCGGGCCGGCGTGCGGACGCTCCTCACGCTCTCGTCGCCCCCGGGGTACACGACGGTTCTCGGGGACATTTACATCACCCCGATTCTGATCGACGACGGGGGAGCGATCGCCGCCCCCGAGCCGCTCCTTCTCGACTGCAAATCGGCGCCGCCTTACCTGGGGCCGTGCGAGGGCACGTCCGTCTGGATCCTCCGACGCCAAGCTGTCGGCTCCAAATGGGGATTCTTCCGTTGGGAACTGAAAACGCCCGGCTGCGTCGGCCGGTGTGGTTCCCGCCGCTGCTCGCCCGTCCCGCCGTGGCCTCTTCCGAATCATGTCGTCACGAACGACGCCGCCGATGCGCTCGGGTACACCGAGCAAGTCGACACCGAGATCGAGGGGACGTGCGATTGCACTGGCTACCTGACGTGTGCCGGAGCCGAATCCGCCTGGAGGCTGATCTACGAAGTCTGCGACGCGACACACCGGCTCTATACCTGGCTGCTGGTCGTGCTGTGTGATGCCGAATGTGGAGAAGCGGCCTGTCAGCCGGTGATTCCTTTCGAGCTCCCCGGTAGTCCCATCCTCGCGAGCTCGGAGGTCGCGACCGAACTCGACGAGCTCGTCGGGGTCGACGTTCCGTCCGGATGCGGCTGCAACGAACCGGATTACGTCCCCCCGGTCTGCCCGTCGTGCGAATGCCCGGATGCCCCGCATCTGCAATTCGTGATCGCCGGCGTGCCAGCGCCCTACGACTTCCTGAACGGCCTATACGAACTCGAAAAGCTGTCGACCTGTGCGGATGAAGGCGGCAACGACGGCGAGGGCGATTGCTGCTGGCGCGGGAGTGGCGGCGGAAACGCCACGGGCGCGAGCGCGATCTGGCAAGGGGACCTGGGCACATGGGTGGTGGGGCTCGATGGCGGTCCCCAATGGACCGCGACGATGAACTCGCCGTGTCGTTTCCCGCGCACTGCCGTGCTGACTGGATCCGGAAGCCCAACGGTCCCTGGACTGCCGCCGACGATCAACGTGGAACCTTTATGACCTGCCCCTATCACAATGACGGCCGTTGCCGGCTCGGCGAGTTGCTGGCCGAACGCGAGCTGCACGTTTCGCTCGTCTGCCCGACGACGCCGGAGAATTGCGCGAAGTGCCTGAGTCGTGGGGCGCCGTGTGAGGACGGGCCGCCCATTCAGTGCATTGGCACCGTGACGCGAGTTTGCCCGAAGGAAAAGCTCCCGGCCTGGTCGGCGTTCGCGTCGTGGATGATCAACGGGAAAAGCCGCGGTCTCGGGGACACGGTTGCGAAAGTGGCGAAGGTGACCGGCGTCGCGACCGTCGTGAAAGCCGGAGCGAAAGCCCTCGGCGTCGATTGCGGTTGCCTCAAGCGGCAAGCCGAATGGAACGCTGCACGCCCCTACGCATCCGCCCCGAAGTAGCGGTTACGGGGCGTCTGACGAGCTGACATCGAGCGAAGCGTCCAAGGGGACGCGGACAGGATTCCACGCGAACAAATTCGGCAACTGGTGATCGGGCCGCGGGGCCCAATGACCGTGCCCCTCGCGCACGGCTTCTTCCTGAACCGTCCGAACGCCGCAGAGCCGGCCCTCGACGAATCGGCTTTCGCCGTGCCTCCGCATTTTCTCGGCGTCGACGCTGGTCCGGATGATGAAACAGATCGCGAATCCGACGGCCACAGCCGCCGCGTACCGAAGTTGCCGCATTGAAGCCCTCCCGAAGACACCCGAGCAACGAAACCCGCTCGACGGAGGATCAACCTACCGCTCCGAAAAGCCGCTGAGAGGAAGGGACGCGTCCAGACGCGACCCGTTCCCCGAAAGTGAGAAGCGGAACGCGCACCCGGCCGGCTTCGGGTAGGACCGCACGAAAGAACACAATGCCATACCCCGGAGCCATTCCCGGCCCAAACGGAGAGATCCTTCAAGCGCCTGTGGGCGCTGCGTCCGCCGGCAAGGTGATCGGGGCGACCGGCCCGGCCGTCAATGGCGTGGTGCCTACCGGATGGACGGACCTCCCGGAGCCGGATCTTTCTGCCTACGCGCTGAAGGCCGGCGACACGTTCACGGGGACCATCAACGGGACAAGCATCGTCCTGAGTGGAAGCGTGTCGGTCGGCACGTCGCCCAACGACGCTCATCTGTCATACGACGCCGCGAACGGCCGGGCGATCCTGCAGAGCAAGGGGGACGTCGTCATCAACACGGAGGATGGAGCCGGAACCGGTCCAATCCTCCACCTCGATTCCAACAACAACAAAACCGTCGTCTACGGAGGGGCGCTGCAG